GTCAAACTTGATTTATCCCAATTTAAAGCATCTGGTGTTTACACTTTAGAATTTGATGCTAGTGAGAACATTATTATTAACCCTTCTACGATAAGATTAGTGGTAGGTTATTCTAGCGTTGGACCTTTCAATACACCAGTTTATTGTCCGGATATTACGACTTTCCAATCAGTATTTGGAGGAATAGAAAAGACTATGGAGAAGAAAGGATCTTTCTTCCACAGATCTTCATTGGTTTGTCTACAAAGCGGACCTATATTTGCTCTTAACCTAAGACTTTTAAACAATACTGTAGACGAAAATGGTAATCCTGATTATGCTTCTGGAGCAGATGTAGCTAGATATAGAGCATTCTCTATGGATACAGAAGAGCAAAATGGTGCTAATGCTACAGGTGGATATTCAGATCCTTTAACAAAACAAGATAAATTATTATCTTCTTACTATAATAAAGAGAAATTCTGGTTCCCTGATACAACATATTTATTAGCTACTGAAGATAATTCTGGAGCTCAGCCTGATTCAAGAAAACTATTCAGTATAGTTAATATTGGACAAGGTCCTGTAAGTATCATAGTAAGAAAATCTTTAGATTCTAGATTCCCTTTAAGAGGATTCGATATAACAGCTAGAGAATATTTCGGACCTGATAACGTTCCTTCTTATATGAATCAATATGATTATTTATCAGATTGGTTTATTGATGTTATTGCAATTAATGGTAACTGGACTGATTATCAAGCTTTATCAAATGATCCAATTTATAGCCAATACTTTACATCAAAAGGATTTATTAAGTCACAAATAGATAATTTCTTAGCTCTTGATGGCGTTAATATAGCATTAACTGTTACAGGTACAATAATTCCTAACTTTACAGATCAAAATGGTACTTTAAGATACATTCAGACTCTAATTAATAACCAGACACCTACTACAGGTATTTTCTGTGCTGTTAATGAAGAAGCTTTAGACGATCTTATAGACAACTCATCAGTATTTGATTTAGTTGGGCATCACCTAGTTGATGAGATAGGTTCTGACGCTGATATTACATCAGTTCCTAAAAATCTTAATTTCTTATCTTATAGCCAAAATCTATTTGCAGATTACACTTATTATAAGAATATAGACGGATCAACTGGAGGTACTGAGATTCAGGATAATCTTTCACCTTCTAACCCAGGTATGGATCTTTTACCTGAAACGGGTACTCTTCTTTTAGATTCTTTATACAATGCAACAGGAGATGCTGGTATCCCTACATCACTTTGGGACACATATAATCCTGCTGCTAGAGATGGTGGAGCTATTTATATAGATACATTATTTACTTCTCCTACTTTACATGATGACCAAATCACGACATTAGATGATTTCGTTTCAATCTCTAACAATGCTCCTGCAGCTAGATGGGTACTTGGTAAAGTTACTTCAAACCTTCCAACTCCTGGATATCTTGGATTCTATGAAGGTGATTTAGTTAAGCTTAGAATAACAGAAGCTAAAACAATAACTAATTCTACATTACCATCTGGCGTTAGAACACAGGTTAGATTAAAATTAAAACATCCACTGGTAGGAGCTACTCCTTCAACAACTTATGTTGAGCCTTATGACATAACTAATAAGAGCTCGGTTGCTGCTTATCAAATAGGTAATCCAGATTACTTCGATAATGATGATGTTTACTTCTCACCAGATATCCCGGTAGGTACAGATTCATATCTAGCATATGAAAACTCTGCTATGTACAGAGATTGGGTAAAAGGAAATATTGGCGACGGTGATATAGACTGGAAGGATGATACAGGAACTCTCCTACAATACTTAAAATTTGAGGTAAATGTAGATAGAGACGGATACAATATCTTAGTTTGTAGAGCGTTTGCTGATGATACATTTACAACACCAGAAGCCATTGCTACTTGGGATACCACATATGTTAGCTCTCTTCCAATTGGAACTAACCAAACTACAGGAGAAAGCTTTAATATCGTATCTACAGCTGGTAACATAAGCGACTTTGTAGATATCATAACTCAGCTTCAACCTAACGTAGTAGAATTAACAACAGCAATTGCAGATTCTTCTGGAATAAGAGCTGGAGATCTACTAGTATCTACTGATGTTCAGATCTACGACAATCCTTTAACTGAAAATCTACAATCTAGATTAACTAGAGTATTGGAGGTTAAAACCGTAGCTTCTGCAACATCTCCTGGAGTTTACACAGTACAGGTTAAAACTGAAAGACCTATTAAGTTATATCCAGGAACTACTACAAGAATTTGGAAATTTAAAAATATCCAAGAATTTGTAAGAACATTTAATTTTACTTATCTTCCAGGTGCTGATATCAAGGCGGCTTCTATGCCTAACGGAACAGACACAAGAATGAATGAAATCTTAGACGTTCTTTATAATACTAATCTTGCTAGAACATTAGCAGATACGGATGTAATCACGTTTAGATACATTGTTGATACATTTGATGGAGGTATACAACCAAACTGTAAATATCAGCTTACTAAACTTGCTAAGAACAGACAAAAATGTTTAGCAATTTGTAACTTACCTTCTATGAAGAAGTTCTCTGAATCAGTTGATCCTAGATTTACTTCTGCACCAACTGCAACAGATCCTGCACCACTTTTACAAGCTAGATACATTGCAGATGGAGGTAACTTAAGCTTAAATCCTTCGTTTACTTTCTCTTTACCAGATGAGGATCTAGGAGCTAAATTCTCAGGATTCTTCGCTCCTTTCTTAACAATTAGAGAAAACAACAAGAATTTGGATGTACCACCTTCACCTTACGTTTCTAATAACTTTATTCGTAAGTTTATTACGGGTGAACCTTATTCAATCGTAGCTGGTCTTAAGAGAGGTATTATCTCTTCTAACAACTTAGTAGGATTAGAATATGACTTTGACATACAGGATAGAGAATTCTTGGAGCCATTTGGAGTTAACCCTATAATTCGTAAAAGAGGTGTTGGTATAGTTATCTATGGTAACCAAACAAGCTACCAAAGAACAAACTCAGCATTCAACAACTTACACGTAAGAGACTTACTAATCACTGTAGAAAGCGCTATTGAAGAAATACTTTCTAATTACGTATTTGATTTCAACGAGGACAACGTTAGACTTGAGATTAAAACATTAGTAGACAATTACTTAACTGGAGTAAGATCAGTTGGAGGTATCTATAACTACTTAACTATTATGGACTCTTCTAATAATACACCTGCAATCATCGATCAAAATCTCGGTATTATCGACGTAATAATCGAACCAGCAAGAGGTATTCATAAGTTCATTAATAGAATGACAGTTACTAGAACGGGAGGTATCGCTTCAGGAGGATTCATTCAATTTAGCTAATAAATTTGTAGAGAATTCTTGAATGTAAATATATAAAATAAAAACATGGCAGGATTACCACATTATACAAGTTCTAAGGCTTCGATTAACAAGTACGAACCGGTTTTTCTTAACCAGTTTGAGGTTATCATTACTCCTCCTACTGCTATACCGGTTCAAGCTGGAAATCCAGGAAGCTCTAATATATTATTAGAACAAGTAACAAGAATATCTGGATTACAGGTTGATCAGAACGCGAGTGAAATCACACAGCAATACAAATTTGCTAAAAGATATTATGCGGGTGCTGCTCCTCAAAGAACTGGTCTAGACGTTGATTTAGAATTTGAGATTAACTTGAATGAAAACAACTCTATGTATGTTTTTAAAAC